TTTATTTATTTAAATTAGTCAATTTTATTTCCTTTGTTTTTATTTTGGTTCTTATTTCATCGGTGGACAAATTACAATAATAGGCATTTGAATATAAAAACTCTTTCAAATATTTTATTGTAGTGCGTGAATAATCCCAATAATAAGAGTCTAAATAAACAATGTTTTTAACGGTGTCAATTTTGCAAATCATACTTTTATAAGACTGAAAAAATATTTTTGAACCGTTTGTTATTTCAAATTGATTTGGTACTGCATTTCCGCTCCTAGTGCTTTTTAGTTGTGTTACTTTCATTTTAATAGTTTTTAAGCGTTAATAATAATTTGAGTAAATACCCATATAAAAAAAGGTATAAATAAATAAAGAGCGTTTTTGCTCACTTTGTCAATTAGGTTAATTACTTTGTCGTTTTTCATAATAATAAAATTAGTTAATATTTATTTTGCTTGTGATGTTTCACACGTCAAAGTAAATACAGAAAGCCGAGAAAATCAACGCCATTTATTATTTTAACAAAACTTTAACATTTGCCAAAACCAAAAGGGGAACGACATTTTCATCCGAACCCCTATTGAATTCACACCCCTATTGAATTCACATTTGAGGGTATTGAATTTACACCTATTGAATTTAAAACATCCTGAGCTGTGTTTTATATTTGTAGAGTCTTTTCTCTGCGAACTCTAAATATTTTTCTGATATCTCGCTCCCAATGTAATTCCTTTTGAGCAGTATTGAAGCTTTAGCAGTAGTGCCAGTTCCCATGAATGGGTCGTATATCAAGTCTCCCTCTTTCGAGAAGTAGTTAATGAAGTGTTTAGGTAGCCAATCACCAAAGGCAAAAGAATGGTCTCCAGTCTCCTTATCTGAGTTTACTGGTTTAATTATTAGATTCTTAATGTAATCTCCATTGTGATTTGAGAAGTTACAATACTGGAAATTGTTTTTACTAGGGGTATCTTTAGATATACAAAATATATATTCTATTCCATTAGATACTCCAGTGTCAAGTATGGAGCTTGGGGGGTTGGATTTACACCAGAAAAACACGTGTTTTATTGAGTCTTTATATTCTGACATAATATGGTTTATAATCCCTTTGTTGCCAGAAACCTCTTGTATATTATAAAATACATGGTGTTTAGTTACCCTATACAATTCGTCTATCCACTTTGATGTCTGGGCAAAATATTCATCAACCTTTAGATTGTCGGAATAATCAGAATACTTTATTCTTTTGTTCTTCCAGTGTCCATTCCTACGAACATTTCCTATATTGTATGGAGGGGAGGTAACAACCACATCCACGAAGTTATCCTTCATTTTGGACATGGTTGTCAAACAATCCTCTTGATATATCTTGTTTATCTCAATCATTACTAATTAACTTATTGAACTCAAAGTCTGTCATATTATAAATTTCTTGGAGTTTATCCTTGATATTCTCTCTGTGTTGTGTAATCATCTGTTTCTTTGATTTTAAATAACTTATATAACTATCAGCTCTACTTACAAAATCCTTAACATTGTCCTCTGATTTAAATTTAACTGACTTACCAAAAGCAACCACTCCAGATAAAGTGTGAGATGGAAATTTATATTTGAGTCTAAAATGTTTTGTCAACTGGTAAGTTGTTTGAGCAACTACCATTTCATTGAAAATTATAGTACCCTTTTTAAACTTCTCTTTATCCTTCACAAAGATACTGAGTATTTTGTCTAAAGATAAGCTACTTTCCTCCATTCTATTCTTTAGCATTTCATAATTAGGATATTGCTCATTGTCATACCCAAAATTTAACCATGAATGAAGAAAGTCATTGAGAATCCATCCTTTACCAGTGGTGTTTAGTTTTGCGATTAAATCTATCACATCTCTTTTGGTATCACACTTAACAACTGATACCTCTACTAAATCCTTTGGTTTCATCAATTTATAAATACCTGTTAATGTATGTTGTCCATCCCCGATAGCTCTTTTGTTTTTGTCATAATTCAAGATAACTATAACTGGAAGTTTTATCAACCCATAGGTTAATATTGAATCTCTAATCCCACTTGCGTGGTTCTCCTTGATTTTTCTATTAAATGGTAATAGATTCTCTTGTTTAAGTAGTTCGCCTACTTCTTTTTTTGTGATTGTAATTGTTGATGTTTTGTAATGTTTCATCTTCTTTTGTTTTAAATTATACTAAATATTGCATTGGGTTATCTCCTTGTGAAAAGTAAGTGCCATCCTCTAAAAATAGGAAATCACCTGCTTCAAATTTACTTCTAAGGTAATCTTCGCTAAGATATATATCTGCTTCCTCTCTACAAGCCCTTAGCCACTCGTTAAAGCATCTTTTAAGAATTACGTTAGGGTTGAGTTCACTATCCTCATAAACAGCCTCCCTGAGCTCTCTAAATAGGTGGACATCTGCGAAGTATCCAGTGAACAGTCCATCGGTCTTAGATAGGTTTTGAATTATCTCATACCAATCAATCTCTTTGTACTTCCATTGCTTCTTAAACTTGCAGTAGCTTTTTCTGGTTTCATCGTAGAAGTGTATCTTAAAGTCAGTAACCTTTGACCCTAATATCTTGGCAAATTCAAATAGACTATTCATAGATTCATCGGCATAATAGTACCCTGCCTTCATCGTTGCAGTTCGCTCATTGTAGAGAGCCTCAATCTGAGACTCCCTACTGAGCTGGTCAAACCTAAGTAACTTGTCTATACCTCTCATTGTTCTGGTATAAATTCTGCCCATTCCTTACAGTCTCCACATCTTTCACTTTCTATTTCTCCGAGCCATGGAGTTGCACCACAGCATTCTGATACTAAATATTCCATCATGATTCCATTTGTATTCTATCTGCGTATTCACACGCTTCATTATATATATTTATATTATTGTCGTGAACATAATCCACAAACAAATCAAACCACATCATATCTTTATGTATTTTTTGTTTTTCTTCTTTAATCTTTTTGATGTAGTTATCTCTCTTTTTTTGGACTTTGATTAAACAATCACTAATCCATTGGTCTGCATCTTTTAATTCAGATTCGGTATACTCCCATTTCATTATAAATCTACTTTAATCTTATCCATTATAGCTTCCTTGATTTCATTTCTGTTATCCCAGAACCATTCATGCCAGTCTCCTGTTACTGCTGAGGTATTTAGATTTTCATCTACAATATAGCTCAGGTTATCTTCTATTGCGTTTAAGGTATCTCCTACTATTTCTTCAAAGATATCTCCTGATTTGTCGTTTGTTGGGTCTATCATGCGTTCCAGATATCATGTATTAGTTTTACTGGGTCTTGTTCTTCCTCACTCCAACATTTCATAATCTGTTCTCCAGTGGAGTTGTCAATGTAGAATGTATATTTACCAAATTGGTTTTCTATCGTAATATAACAAGCCTCTGGGCTTCGCTGTGTGATTTTCATTGTTGGTGTCATAATTACTTGTTGTTAAAGTTAAACGTTTCACCTTCTATTTTAATCCAATTCAATCTATCAAAGCTGATAAATCTGTAGCCATTCTTATTCATATCGAATACTGGAATAAGGTTAGCGGTTATTGGGTCGAAGTTTCTACCCTTACCTTTGACGTGTTTTACAACACCTGTTCTACAGTTCATTGTACGTTCAGTACCATCTTTCTTAATGAAGTTAGCAGAGAATACTTTACCTGTCGATACTTTGTCTAAAATTTGTTGTAGTGTAATAGTCATAATAATATAGTTTTAATGTTAATCCGAGTGCAAGATAGTAATTATTTTCCAACTGCCAAATATTTTAACAAAAAAAAAGAACCACCCTTTTACAGGTGGCTCTCAAAACAAACTTAATTAACTAAAAACAAATGAAAAACTAAAGGTTTAGTATTTAATAACAATCAAATCTATAAAATATTTTTGACTCTACCAAATTTATTTTACAATATACATTCCTTTTGGCACTGAACGTGTCAACATATACTGTACAGCATAGCGTAATGAATCGATAAGGTGATTATAAGAGTCAATAGGTTTTATTCCGTTTACAGCCCAAGCATAGTTATTGAACTCTTTGATTAAGTTTTCTCCTTCTATATTTATAGTGTAGTCTTGCATGAGTGCAATACCAGATAAGATACTACCTTTCTTTTTTATAGTAGGGCTTAGATTCAATCCTCTAGTGGACAATTCGGCAATAAGCCTTGGCTCAGAGTTATCGCAGATAATTAGTTCCTTCCCTGCGTGTCTGATACATTCATCATATAGATTAGAAGTAACCAATCCCTTTTTGTATAAATATTCTTTTGCCCAGATTATTTTTCTATCTTTGTCAATGGCAACCTTTACAAGAGCTGAGGCATCTCTGGAAAATCCCCAATCCAAGCCCCATGCCTTTAAATCTACATCCTCATTGAATTGCCCAATCTGCCAGTCAGTGAAGATTACACCCTCAGCTTTCTGTAACCAACCTCCCATTATCTGATGCTTGAATTTATCAGGTCTGCGAACCCTCATGTCATCCAGTTGATTCACAAAGGACTCGCTTAGATTCTCAATGTTATCTTGGTAGGTGGTATGGATATAATTTACGTTATTCTTCTCCCCATTGAATCCATCTGGTATCTCCCTGTTCTGGTAGAACCTCTGGTATATCCAGTGTTCTTTTGTGGTGGGGTTTAGAATTAACAGGCATCTATTCTTTACACCTTTAGCACGAATAGAGTAATCTATCTTATCAAAGCTTTCTTCGTCTGTAAGTTCCTCTGCTTCATCCAATACAAAAGTATTGACACCACTGATAGATTTAAGCTTGGCAGTCTGGTCTCCACTTGCAGTCTTTATACCTGAGAAATATATAGAGCTTCCTGTTAGATTGTTTATAATCTCATACTTGGTAACAGTAAAATGCTCCATCACTCCCATCAGTTCCAGCTTCTCAATAAATTCAGGGATGATACTCATACTCGCTGAACTCATTGTGTAACGAGTGAACAAGAC